CTAGTTTTGGCTTTGATTCAGCGCAAGAGCTTGCGGCTTATGGCAACGTTGTGCCTATTGTTTTCACTCGTAGAGAAGACACTTACAAGACAGGCGGACTGTTAATTTCTCCGCAGCTTGTCTGGTCTCGGATGAAGAGCTGGGGAGGTTATCAAATTGCAGAAATAGTTGCAATTGCAGGGCAAGGCAATCTAGCCAAACCTGAACTTGCAGGTATTTTTCTTGGCAATAATGCTCTTGATGGTATTTACGAAACCTATTTTGATTTTTATTGGAACGGTGGGTTTGAGGTTTTAGGTGGCGGCAGCCGATTGCGTGCGTACAACTTGCGATATGGAGACCTTGCCGTTGATGGCAACAATGACAATCCAGGAATAAGCGGAAGCGATCAAGCGTTCTATTGCCCAACAAGGGAAGGCGCAAACCAGCCTGGGTTCTGTGGAGCGTTTAGCCCGTCATCTCAGACACGATTTGGTGTCTATTCAGGGATCCCAAACGGCACACCAATCCGGCCTGACTGGAAAGTAATTTCAATTTTGGACGCTGGCAAGGAGAAGCAAAGGGATGAAGCCGCAACACAGCATAGAAAATATGTTGACGGTTATTTAGCGGTTACTCACCCTTACGGCGGCGGTATTGAAAGCCCTGGAACGACGCAGGGGGGGATGCCTGGAACGGGGGTAAATTATTGCCGTCGCGTTGGAGTTATTGAGCATTATCCTGTAAGCGGTGGCGTTAATACCGTTACTCACAATATTGAAGATACTATAAGCAGGGAAGGTCAAACTCTCGAAAAGTGGGGGAACCTAACCCGCGAGGTTGAAGTCAATCCAGGCGACAGAATTGTTATTTTGCTTGGCAAGGGAAGACAAGAATCAGAGCCTTTCCCGGCTGTAGGGGACCATAACTTCCCCCCGGCTGACTTAAGCGATGTAAGTTCTTCAGTTCAAGGGGAGTCCACTCGTTACGATCAATTGCTAAGCAACGGATCAACATGGATGATTGGCAGATCTACTTGGCAAGTTATTCAGCGCCCCAACGAAAGGTACGACCCAGAGAGGCATTCAGGCAATGGATTTAGGATTACTCTGAAGTGCTTGGAAGGCTGGAGTCGCAATCAACGCAAGATTGGTATTGTGGACCGTGCGGCAATTGAAAACGAAAGGTATCTACCGTTTTCTGACATCGAAGAATCGTATTATCCAATCCTTAAGTATGAGATTGGTACGTTCCAAAACACTAGGTCTTGTGACGTTACTGAAATTGGCATTAAATCTCAGGTATGGACAAGGTTTAACTCAATAACAAACTTTAATACGTTAAAAGCTGCGGGCATAATGGCCCAACTGAACGAAGAAGATATTCAGGTTACTGGCGGAAAGATGACAACTTACGCTCACAGGATGTCGCTGTTTGCGCTTGACGTGCGTCCAAGCAATTACGACGAAACAGCTACAAACAACAAAGGTTGGGCAAATGTTGGCCCATATCTTTTTGCTGTAGTAGGAGATTCGCCTGTTGACATTTACTCGTTCATCAGAGTTATTCATCCTTCTCGCGAGCAGCTTGAGTACAGGTTAAGACCTTTTAACAGCGCCATTCCAACGCAACAAAGCTCAGGGAGTGAAGATGTTTTTATTCTTGATGGATCAAAAACACCTTCACAGAGTTGGACATTTTCAACGTATCTTGGAACGTTTACGATTTCCGGTAGAGGGTATTTTGGGCGTCCAATAGATTATTTTACGCACTTAAAAATGGCCATTGTTCCTGAATTGTTAACAGACGACGATGGACGCATCAACCTTAGATATGGGGGTTTTCTGCCAGACCCATCAAAGAAAAATGTTGGCTTGATGAGTGTTACTGCAAATGAAGACGGGCCTAGCTACTCGGCAGGCGATGAGATCAGGCCAAACACCTTGAGCAACATCTTGGCTTTAGCCGCAGGGCAAGATCCTTATTTTGACAATCTTGCGGTAGGTACTGAAAAAAGCATTACTTGGGAATACACCAGAGACGCTGGGAGAGAGGTTTACATGAAACTACTGCTTCGCGCCGTAGAGGTTAACTATGACTTTACAGTTAGGAATAAGTGGTGGGAGATTGTGTCTACGTCACTTGACAACATTAACGGCAACTGGAGTGTAGGGGATACGTTTGTAAAAAACGCTCGTAATGCTAATGGTGTTCAGTTTGGATTTAGGTATGAAATAGTTTACGGCACAACTTATCAAGAGTTCGACGACCCACAATTTGCGACTAGAACTTTTCAGCGTTATAGCGGAGTGGCTGAAGTCTCGCATTACGGAGACTTAATCACTCGCAGCTGTGACCAGAACCCTGAGCATGAAGTGATTTACGTTAACGAAACGCTTAGCGAAGATGATCCTGTTGATTACGAAGGCTGTGCTGTTGCTGGATTAAAGCTAAAGTCAAGCGACAATTTTTCGCAACTTGATCAACTTCGCTGCTACTTAAAGAATGGGCTTGAAGTGGAACGGTTGCTAGATGGCGACGTTGGTCCTAGCAATTTACTTACGGATTTAATGTGGTATTTAACCACCAACAAAGACACAGGAACAGGAGCAATCGTTAACGCTGGATTGATTGACCGTGATGCGTTAATTGTGACCGCCAAGTATTTACGAGCCAATCAACTATTTTGGGACGATGTAATTGCTGAGCCTATCAACCTTCGCAGCTGGCTCGCTGCACAAGCTCCTAGTGTCTTGTGCTTTACCAGTTTGAAGAACGGCAGGATGTCGATCGAGCCTGCGCTCCCTTTCCGCAGCAGTGATGGGGTCATTGACGCATCTCAGCCGGTAGCAATCTCAGGAATGTTTACTGAGGGCAACATGATTGAAGACAGCCTGGAGATTAATTGGTTAGAGCTAGAAGAAAGAAAGTTGTTCCAAGCTTCAGTCTTTTACACTCAATCCAGGGTTAATCAGTTCCCAGAGCAAAGAACTCTTGTTGTCCGTTATACGGATGTCGCAAACAGTTCTGAGTTGCCTGTTGAGCAGTTTGATTTCCCTCATATTCATAGTACTGAGCACGCAAAGAAAATCGCTCGATACTTCCTTGCTATCCGCCGCTATCAGACTCACACGATCACATTTCAAACCTTGCCTTGGGGTTTAAGCCTTGAGCCGGGCAACCTTATTCGAGTTGCTAGCGAGATGAGCCCTTATCGTCCTGAAAATAATGGGGTTGTCAACGACAGCGGTGGTGTTATCTCTGTGGTCCCGTTAGCTGACGGCAATTATCCCGTTTTCTATTGGAACCGTCAGAACGCTGTAATCCAAGAGGGCACGTTAGAGATCAAGAACGGTCTTGCCACTGAGTTGTTTGGAACGGTGTTCTCTGTGAGAGGAGGCTCTAACGAAGATTCGCAGATCTATCAGATTGAGGCTCTTGACGTGAGCGAGGACGGAATTGTCACGATAAAGGCCAGCAATTACGCAGTAGACTCAGCAGGCAGAAGCTTGCTGGCGCTTGACACGCTGGGCGAGAACAACAACTTTGAGTTTGTCGGGGGTGATGTGAACTAATGGCATTTCCTACTATTGCGCCAACAGCAAGATCATTTGATTACGGCGACTGGCCTGTAAAGAAATTCAAGTCTCAAAACGGGTCGGAGGTCAGGATCCTCTATGGAGACAAGAGGGTCAACCATACGCTTTCGCTTACTTACAGCAACATCACTGACACTCAGGCCGAGCAGTTCGCGCAGCACTATTACGACCAGAAAGGCACTTATCAGACTTTTGACTTTGGCACTGCCATCTCAACGATTGGTCAAGGCTGGGAAGGCTCCTCAAATTTCTTTGATGCTGGATCGGCAGTTCAATGGCGATACGCAGAGCCTGTCTCGATCACTCAAGTTCGACCAGGCATAAGTAGCGTTACAGTTAGCTTTATTGCTGTTGGAGTGAGCTGATGGCCAAGGTTTACACCGGCAGAGATGGCGCATTACAGATAGCTGGCTCAACTGTGGCCAAGGTCGTCAGCTTTGCGTTCCAAAGCGACTTGGAAACGCTAGAGACCACTACGTTGAGCGACAGTATTCGCAGCTATTGCGCTGGCATTGTTGGCTATTCAGGCAGTGCCTCTTTGCTCTATTACAAAGAAGACTCAGGCTCAATCAATACGACTGACATTCTTAGCAAGCTGATCAAGACCGGAACAGCTGGCGTCAGCTCTACAGACACGGTTGAGTTGACGTTCCGATGGATTGATGGAACGGACAACAACGACATCAAAATGACTGCATACGTTACAAGTGCAAGCATGGGCGCTGCAACTGCTGATTTAGTTCGAGCAGAGATTTCTTTCGTTGGAACGGGTGCATTGTCAACCGCGACAATCTAATGAGCGTTTATCTAGGAACATTTGGAGAAGTTGAGCTGCAAAGGCAGTTTGATGGCGGCGAGCTGTCTTCTGTTATTAATACAAGCGATGTAAACGTTACCAAGAAACGCTTTAGCTTTGATTTTGAGCATGGTCAACTGATAACTGGCGATCAGTTGCAAATTAAAAGCACAGATGGAAGCGCCTTAGATTTCATCGATAGTTACACTACCGACAGTATTACAAGGTTTATACATGTTGACGAGCTAGATGGCGTAAGGCTTTACACGAGTTTTGCTAATGCAATTAATGGAGGCACTGCAAACGCAGTCACGCTTGCTGCTCCAGGAAATGACATTCCAATCAAGGTTGCGGTGCAGAACAGCACAGGCCGTTTGCTGGCTCAAGTTAGTAGTTTCGAGCTTAATACTGAACGGGAAACCGTTGACACGACAACGCTGTCTGATGAATTTAGGAGCAGAATCAGTACGTTGATGTCTGGCTCTGGCCGGATGACTTGCTTTTGGGAATACACCGGCAACACTGCAAACGAGCTTCCGCATTATCTGTTGGAACTTTCTTTAAGAACTCGCGTTGGCAGTCAGTTTGGCGGGAAGTTTTACATTAAAACGAACAGCTATAACCCAAGTGGGGCAGCTGGAACGGCTGATGATGAGATCTGGTACGAGCTGACTGGAGTGCTTACGGCTTGCGCTGTTCAGTTTTCGCCTTCTACAACCGTTCAGTTCACTGCTGATTTTATTACTACTGGAGCAATCCAGATCAGGATGAAGACTGATCCAACTAATGCCGTCTTGCAGGAAAATGCGGACGACATACTCTTGGATCAGGATGCTACCGCTAAACTGCTCCTAGAGACCGACCAGTAACCGCAGAGGAATGACCGCTAATGGCTGACCTGAAAATTAGTGATCTTTCGGCCCTTACCGGAGGGAACCTAGCTGCGGCTGATGAGCTTGCGATCGTCGATTCAAGCGCATCTGAAACCAAGAAAATCACAGTCAGTGCCCTGATCGATTCAGGCGTTGATCTGATTGCTACTGGGGGGATACCTGGGGCCAAGATTTTATTTGGATCAGCACAGATTGCAGGGACTGCGCTTGCAAATAGCGCGGTTACAGCAACTCAACTGGCTGATAATGCTGTTACGGCTGCCAAGATCGCTGATGAGGCAACCGTTGACCTTGTCACAACCCTGCCAGGGGCTGGTGGTTTTGTCGGACAGATCGCTTTAGACACTGACGATAATAAGATTTACATCTGGGACGGTTCTGCTTGGCAGAGCGTTAAGGGCGCTGGTTCGGTCAACACAATTGTTGGCAGCAGCTCTGGGTTGGTCAATATCAACATCAGCACCAGCGGTGATCAGGTCACGATCACGCCAACGCTGGATAACACGACATCAGCCGCTCACTTCCTTGGTGGGCCTACTGGCGCTGGTGGAGCGGTTGCCTATAGGGCTATTGCTGGCACGGATTTACCTGTTGCGACGACATCAAACAAGGGAGGTGTTGCCGTCAATGGCAATGGCCTGGTGATGAGCGGCAATGAGATTCGCGTTAACAACACCGTTAGTGCGAACACAACTGAATTTCAACTGACCAAATATGACGCCAACGGCTTGGTTACCAGTGGCCGTTTGGTTACAGCAGCAGACGTACCTGAAGCGGCCTCATCTACAAGAGGCGCTGTTTTCCCTGGTTCAGGTTTAACTGTTGCTTCTGGCGGTCAGTTAAATCACACCAATTCGATTACGCCTGGAGCTTTTACCAAGGTTACGGTTGACGCTCAGGGTCATATAAGTGCAGCCACGAACATTGCAGCGGCTGACGTTCCAGAGCTAGATGCAGGCAAGACAACAACAGGCGCTTTCCCTGCTGCCCGTATCCAGAACAGTTCAATTGATGGATCAAAGCTTGCTGATAGCTCTGTAACCAAGTTCGGTGGTGCGGGAGCAACTGACAATGTTGTCACCTTCCCGTCTGCTGACTTCAAGGGCCAGTTCTTCTATGACGAGAAAAACGAAGATCTATACGTTCACACGGGCAACTCATTCGTTCCAATTACTGTTATTAGCGGCAACCTGATTCTTGCTGGAATTTATAACGCAAGTAATAACTTGCTTGCCAGCGTAACAACTGCTGGTTCTGCTGCTGGTTTTACGGCTGGGAGTGCGTTACCTAGCCCTGCGGTTACAAACCTGAATTACTACGTTGTTGTCAGTATTAGTGGCACGGGTGCTGGTGCGGCACCTGGCGTGAGCTTGGCTCCACCAGACATGCTGGTGAGTCTTGGCACAGGAACAACGTTCAGCTTGGTTGACGTTTCAAACGCTATTGCTGGTCAGACCGCCAGCAACATTTCAGTCACACCTGCGGGAAACATTGGCGCAACTAACGTGCAGGCTGCGTTGCAAGAGCTTGACACCGAAAAGGTTGGGGCTGCCAGTCCAACGTTTACAGGCAACGTCACCATTGACACGAACGGAACGATTGTCTTCGAGGGCAGTGCAACTGATGCGTATGAGACCACGCTGTCAGTAGTTAACCCAAACGCTGACCGCACAATTCTTTTGCCGAACTCCAGCGGCACGCTTTTGACAACTGGTGACACAGGAAGCATCACTAGCGCAATGATTGCGGATGGCGCAATCCTTAACGCTGACATCAATGCTTCTGCTGAGATCGCAGTTAGCAAGCTCGGTAACGGCACAGCCCGTCAACTATTACAAACCGACCCTGGCGGCAGCGGAGTTGAGTTCACTAGCAATGTTGATGTTCCTGGAACGTTAGATGTGACGGGCGTTGCAACGTTCGACAGCACGTCAACCTTTGCGGGTATTGCGACGTTTAATGCAAACATCGTGATGGAGGGCACGTCTGCTGACGCTCATGAGCTGACGTTGACCTGTAACCCAACAGCTGACGTGACGGTTACGCTGCCTGATGCGACGACAACGGTTGCTGGCTTAGCGGTTGCTCAAAGCTTTACGAAGGCACAGCGTGGAACGGTTGTTGCCTTGACCGATGGGGCAACGATTGCGGTGGACTTGAGTTTGTCAAATAACTTCAGCGTGACGCTCGGTGGAAACCGGACGTTAGGCGATCCAACAAACGTGACTGCTGGTCAGTCTGGTGTGATTGTTGTCACGCAGGATGGAACGGGAAGCAGAACGCTTGCTTATGCCGGGACGAAGTATAAGTTTGCCGGTGGCACGGCACCTACGTTGACGACAACTGCGGCTGCTGTTGATATTTTGGCTTATTATTGCGAAAGTGCTACGCGCATTACAGTTACATCATTGCTGAACGTCTCATGAGTATTCCTGGAAGCGCGTCACCGCTATTTCTTGCATCGACAGCAGCAGCAGGAGCTTACGATATACCTAGAAGCTTGAGGTTTAACTCAGCAGATTCGGCATCTCTTACAAAAAATTTCAGTTCAGCAGGAAATAGGAAGACATGGACTTTATCTTTTTGGACAAAGCGTTGCTTTAATTCTAGTTTCTATCAATCATATTTTATTAACAGAGACAACGCTGGTTACAACCTAAGAATAAATGATCCAAACAGTAATACATTTTACTTAGCCACGGCATCAGGTGTTACTGGTCTTACATCGTCAGCTGTTTACAGAGATTTTTCTGCTTGGATGCATGTTGTTATTGTTTATGATTCAACCGACTCAACAAGTACTGACAGAGTAAGGCTGTATGTAAACGGGGAAAGGCAGACTTTTAGTTCAGGCTCCTATCCAAGTTTAAATCTAGATAGTGAGTTTAATAATTCTGGCAATCATGGGATTGGGTATTTCAATTCTAACACTGCTTTAGACGCCTATTTAGCTGATTATCACTTCATCGATGGTGTTTCAGGGCTGACTGCAACTGACTTCGGAGAACTTGACGATTCAAAAGTATGGCAACCGATTAAGTACGCTGGAACGTATGGCACCAACGGTTTCCATCTTGACTTTTCGGATACAAGTTCTAACTCGGCGCTAGGGACTGACAGCAGCGGAGCAGGCAACAACTGGTCTGTTAATAACTTAACTGCGGCAGATGGTAACGCTGCTATTTACACAAACGCTGTTACTACTACGGAAGCCAGTGGTGTATTCTATGGCGGCACAGTGCCTGCAAATTTATTTTCAGCAAGCACTTTGCTCTATGGAGGGTATAACAGTTCAAACGGTAATTCAAACATTATCTGGACACCACCTGGGGGTATAGCTGTCAACAATCCCAAAATTACTCTGTCATATTATTCCGCAGTAAAAATCAACGGCACAGCTTATACACCAACCGGCAGTGGAGAGCTGACAATTCCATTCGTTGGCACGCTAAATACTCTACTTCTTGAAAATACTGACGGAAGTCACACTGTTGTTAGAGCATATGGACTGAAGCCAGACGGCACAAATTTAGTAACGTTGATTGATGGCGTTAATAACGACGCCCTCCGCGACACCCCAGTCAACGGTGACTCTGCAAATGACACTGGCGCAGGCGGTGAAATAACAGGCAACTATTGTACGTGGAACCCTTTAGGCGAGTTGACAGGTGGTTACGTTCGCGTTCTTGCTAACGGTAATCTTGAAGCCAAGGGTGGTGGTGACTCGATAGGAACAATTACCTTCGGGAGCGGTAAAACCTATTTTGAACTAACAATTACTGCCGCTTCAGCGTTTAGCCAAGGCTATTACGGTATTGTTGACACAAAACAAGGGGGCAACAGGGCATGGAATGCAACAGCTATTGCAGCCTTGCGTGATACAGGCTCCTTATACGGAGCATCCTCAACAGGAAGTGCTCCAGCTGCAGCCGCAGTAGGCACTATTTATGGATTTGCTGTTGATGTAGATAATCAGAAAATGTTTATTTCTGTTAATGGTACGTGGTTAAATAGTGGAAACCCTGCAAGCAGTACCGGAGCTAGCTTTACAGGCCGTGATTTCTCTGATTACGCGCCACTCGCTTCGTTAAGCTCAGGTAATGCTCAGACAATTACATTAAACGCAGGCCAACGCGCCTTTGCCTATGCCGCACCAAGCGGCTACAAAGCATTATGCACCGCCAACCGAAGTGATCCTTTAATTGCAGATGGCTCAACGGCGTTTGATGCGAAGCTGTGGACCGGCAATGGTGGTACACAGGCAGTTACGGGTTACAATTTTTCTCCAGATCTTGTATGGACGAAACAACGAAACCACACTGGTTTCCACGCTTTATTCGATCAAATTAGGGGTGTACATAATGCAATTAGATCTAATACAACTGGCGGCACTTATACCGATAACGGGCTTCTCACTGCATTTAATAGCGATGGGTTTTCGTTAGGCAGCGCAGGTGACATCAATGGCAGTAGCAGCTCGTATGTTGGCTGGGCCTGGGACGCCGGAGAGAATAGCAACAAGACCTATGCCGTCACAGTTTCAAATCCTGGCTCTGGCAATAAGTTCTACGCTGACGGTGCTTTACAGCCAACGTTAACTTTGGCGGAAGGTAGCACCTACAAGTTTGATCAATCAAGCGGTACAAATAGCACTCACCCGTTGAGGTTTTCTACCACTAGCGATGGAACGCATGGCGGTGGATCGCAATACACAACAGGCGTAACTACATCTGGAACGCCTGGCAGTGCTGGGGCTTATACACAGATTGTGATTGCAGCAAGCGCACCAACGTTATATGCGTATTGCACGGCTCATTCTGGGATGGGCTTCCAAATTAATACAAGCGACACGGCAGGATATACGATCCCTGTTGGTGGAGAGAACAGCGCGCTTTATGACCAGAGTCAGACGTGGAGTAACGCGCTTACCTGCAATGTTGGTTTTCATTCTGCTTACCCCGTAACCAAAGCTTTTGACGGTACATTTCAAGGAAACGGTGGAGCTGCTAGTGCTACAGATTCAAGTCCTACATTTACTTTTACACCACCGGCAAGTATTACAGTCACGTCAATAGAATTTAACTGTTACACCTCTTGCACATTGACGCTACCCGATGGCTCAACTCAGACAATTGCAGGGGTTACAACTAACAATACAGACGTTGCTGCAAGCATTGGGTCTGGTTTTACATTTACAGGCAGTAATTCAATAACACTTTCCAGGACATCAGGTCACTTGTACTTAGAGCGGATGAAAATAAATGGAAAGGAATTAGTTGACTCCGGCGTATCCTTAACCAGCGTCCCATCAATATCATCAAGGGTTCAGGTCGATCCAAGCAAGGGGTTCTCAATTACAAAATTTACTGCCGCTTCTTCTATGAATTGGGCGCATGGTTTAAATGCTGCACCTGATTTTGTAATAATGAAATCATTAAGTACAGGCGCTTGGTACACTTACCACTCTGGAGCTTCAGATAAATTGTTTATGCTAGACAGTGCTTCTGTCTTGAATGGAACTTATTTTACAGTAAATAGTAGTACTGTTAGTGCCTCAAGTTTATATCCAGGTGTAGCACAAGATATTACTGCCTACTGCTTCGCACCTGTATCGGGCTATTCTGCATTTGGTTCGTATCTTGGCAACGGTTCTGCTGATGGTCCTATGGTGCATACCGGGTTTAGGCCAGCATTTATACTACTAAAAAGCTCAACTACTTCTCGCAACTGGCACATGTTCGACACCAAACGCGATGTTGACAACCTAGCTGAGTACGGTTTATATCCAAACCTAAGTTCCGCAGAATCTAATGTATGGTTTGCTGATATAAATTCTAACGGATTTAAGATACGAACAACAAATGACGCAATTAACGGAAGTGGTGTTACTTATGTATATTATGCCGTAGCAGAGCACCCATTCAAAACGGCACGCGCCCGTTAAACTCACCCTATCGATCAAGAGTCATGCCCTACAAGCTCGGTGACCGCACCCTTCCTCTTGATGTGGCGTGGGAACACAATTCAGTTCAATACCCTGCTAATTGGTTGCGGCTTTCTACAGAGGAAGACCGCACCAGCCTTGGCATCAAATGGGAAGCCTCAAGCGTTCAGAGCTGGAATCAGAAATTTTATTGGGGTTATGACGCTGACGGCAAGCTGATCCCCAAGGTGTATACAGAGTTGAGCACGCTTTGGATCAACCAAACCAAGGACACAGCAAACAAGTTGTTGGCTCCATCTGATTGGCGCGTAATCAAGGCAAAGGAGAGCGGAACGACGTTGAATGCCAAATGGAAGACCTGGCGGCAAGCCATCCGTACCGAATGCGGAACCAAAATTACAGCTATTGAAGCAACAGCAAGCATTGGCGACCTTGCTCCTCATGTCGATATAGCAAGAGTCGAGGCTCTAGCCGAATATGTAACAGGATCGGATTACTATGCCTGGACCTCCGACCCAGACAGTGCATCATGATCTTTTTTGCTGGCGCTTCCATTGGAGCGTTGCTTCTCATCGGTTATTCACTAATTGCGATCAATGAACCGTCCTGACCCAATGATCCCTGGCAAGCCTGGGGCTGAAGACGTTCCAGTGATGCGGAACAAGCAGGCTTGGATTGAAGCTTTGTATAAGTACGAAGGCCGTGACGACAAAGGCCATCCGATGCACGGTCTCTATACAGGGTTAATGAAAAAGCACAGCCACACAATGAGCACCGATGGCTAACCCGAGCGGCTCATCTGAGGTTGATTTCATCAAGGGCAAGCCAAAGAAAACCAGGCAGGGTAATGGGAAGCATTCCAAACCGTCCCATGGGCGAAAGCTACCTAGGGGTCAGGGCAAGTAAGCTTTGAGTGGTTTTGCTTAGTTTCATGATCAAATCTTTATCTTGCGCTGCGGCTGCTCTTGCTTTTGGAGCGTCTGCGGCTGTCGCCGGTCCCTACATCAATACAGAAGCCAACCTCGGCTGGTCTGGGACTGATTATTCAGGCAGCGTTACTGACCTGCATTTGGGCTATGAGCACAGTGAAGGTGTTTACAACTTCTATGTGCAAGGCGGTCCTGCAATTGTTCAGCCTGACGGTGCAGACTCTGACATGGAGTTTTCAGGGAAGCTTGGCGGATCAGTTGCTGCTAGCGATGCTTTCAGTTTCTACACCGAAATCTCTGGCATCACTGGTGATGACAACAACAGCTACGGCGGCAAGCTTGGAGCAAAATACGCTTTCTGAGTTAAAGTCCTGATGCGTTCCCTAGTAGCCTCACACTGCTAGGGAATTTTTTATGCAAAAAGTTTTTAACACTCTTGCCGGTCTGTCCTTTCTGATGTCTGGTGCGGTACTAGGTGCTGGCATCTATGGCTTCATGCAATTGCCAACGCTGAAACAGCAAGCAATCGACGAAGCTAAGGCTCTTGTTGGTGAGTTAGTTTCTGGAGCGGTGACAGATGCGATGCCAGGTCAAGTCAAGGACATGATTCCTGTATTGCCAGCTGAAACCGGTCCTGCATTGCCATTTTGATGTCAGATCTGATCAATTCTCCGTCCCATTACAACCAAGGCCGAGTCGAAGTGATTGAGATCATCGAGGACTCAGTAAAAGACGCTGATGATGCTGTCAGCGGCTACCTGCTGGGTCAAACGCTGAAGTACTTGTTGCGTATGTGGCACAAGGGTGATGCACTCCAAGATGCAGGCAAGGCTTCCTGGTACTTGGATCGTTTGATCGCAAGATTGCAAGGCAATGCCTGAAGTTCGCACTATTGGGATCAATACTCCTGAGATCCCAGAGTTGCGAGTTTGGATGACGCCAGGAAGTTCAGCCATTCCAGAAGCGCCTCCTGTCACGTTGCAGCTAGGCGTTCCAATCGTCCAGGTGCCTGGTTGTGTTGAGGCAAACCAGGACAACAACAAGTCTGGGACGTTGATCATTGATGACCCCAGAAGCGCACAAACGTATTGCGATGGGACGATGCCATCGTTTGATCCGTTGGATTACAGGGGTAGAGATCTAATCTTTACGCCTAGGGCTGGGCTACCTGCTTCGGGTTCTCCTGAGGAGCAATTGCCTCCACCGTCGATCACGCCTCCACCGATTAAACCTGTAACGAAGGAGGATAAAGACTTGCGTTGCCCTCCGCTTAGAGCGAAGGAAGTAGGAACGTTGGTCCAAGACGGTCGAAAGCGTATATCTGGCTATGAAGTGAAAGAGGATAAATGCGTGACAATTTACGAAGAAGTGCCTTTAGGCGTTCAGGTTATTGCAGCCGTACCAACATTGCCGCAAATAACTAAGACTGGGGGGATTGCGTTTGTCGCTACGTCAATGGCTATAGCAACTCCTTTCCTTATCAAGCTGGTCAAACCTATCGTCAAAAAAGTGATGAAGAAGGTGCAAAAGATCCTTAGTAAGAAGACTAAGGTTTTGTCTGTGTCTGAGAGGCAGAAAGCTCAGCGGGCATCACGGAAGTAATCTTGTGCCTGTGGGGAATTACCTGACCTGGCTTGGGTCTCAGGATTACATCAGCACAGACTGAGTAATACGGAGAACGAGGATGAAACTCAATTCCTTGCTGCTTTAACTCTCCGCAGTTCTTAAGCCTTGCGATCTCAAAATCCAACCGTTTGTTGGCGAGATGTTGCTCTTGCAAAGCGATCTGAGCATCAGCAGCTTCCTTACATCGAGCCTGCAAGCCTTTATCAAGAGGGATTGTTAGTTGCAGGGCAAGCCCGCCTGACCAGTTGTGCGAATCTTTCTGGCCAGTTCTTGTTGGCATTGTATAAAGGATGGATCCTGGATTATCCGGTAACCCATCGTCATTAAAATCAGAAAAGTCATATACAGGGTCATCAAAATAAGCCTCGTACGGTGTTTGGAAAGATTTGGAAAGATTTGCATACGGACTAAACGTCAGGGTTGGGCCTTGGCATTGGATGCCTCCGCCGTAAGTATTTTGTATTGCATTTCCGTTCATAATCTGTACGGCTTGATTTGTAACGCTTCCTGAGCTTGTTGCTGTTGGAGCGGCAGTAGCTGAGACGCCACCAATTGTTTCAGCGTTTACTGGAGCGGAAAGTATTACTGAGAGAAGACCGAGACAGTATCTGTAATGGATTCGATTTCTGTGGTGCGTTGAACCGTGGTTACGTTGGACAGTCCAGGACCGGAATAGGTTTCCACGAACTGGAACGCGGCTCCTGGGGTGCTGATTGTCCAATTCGGCTTGGCTCCTGTGTTCAGACCGGTCCATGAATCAACAGTTGTTGTTCCTGGGGTCATGCTTGACCCTGAATGTTGAACGTTTTGACCAGAGACAGAGTATTGCCAACCGGTGGCATAGTCCTCGCTAACAATAGTCTCAGTAACTTTTGACTTGGTTTCAGTGTGGGAAGTCATGCTGCCACTACTGAAGTTTGGAACGACAGGGACAGCATGAGCTGCTGGAGCGAGCAGAAGCAAGAGCAGTAAAGCTCGCATCACTTCACCGTTAGCTCGGTAACGAATTGACCGATGGCCAAGGTGTTTGAGCCTCCCCCCACAATCGTGAGTGCCCCAGTTGGCGAAATCGTACCGGCCAAAGTACCTAATGTGCCTGCCGCAGTGCTTTGGATACTGCCAAAGTTTGCAGCTGCTCCAGTTGCTACGGCTGAGGTTGGAACGACATCAGCTTGTGTATACGACTGGCTAAAGGAAAATGCTGCACCGGGTGTGTCCTGGGTTGCAGCGATGGTTCCTGGAGCGTAAACACCGCTGGAGATAGTTCCTGCCGAGACAGTGTTTGCAGTGGTGCCATCTGTTGTATCGATGTTTGAACCACTGATGCTGAATGTGCTGCCAATCCGTTCTGCGGTTGTCATCGCTCCACCAACCTGGAGCGAGATCGAGGATTGGATCTTATGGCTGAGATCAGCGTGAGCTGCTGGGGCAAAACTCAACGCAATCGCTAGAAGAGCTAGACGTTTCATTTTGTTGGAGGCGTTTTGACAGGTGGCTCAACTTTAGGTGGTGTCTTCTTCTGTTGATTAGCAGATTTACGTTCTATACCAAAACTTGCCATTGCACCTGTTAAAAGGCTTGCCACGAACGTATTGTCCATTTTCATTTGAGGGAAAATCCCTAAATAGGAAACGGTTAGCAGTGTTGCGCTCCAAATCAAGACAGCGCATTTGACGAGATCTGCTGTTGAGAAGCCGTCTTTTTCGTCAATTTCTTCATTCCCCTTTGGATCTGCCATGATTGGTTCAAGCGTTTGGTCGAGCGGTGATTGAGGTTTTAGCGGCTGTGGCGGGAGCATCGGTCGGTGTGGCTGGCCTTGGAATTGTGCGAGCTAACAGTCAGAGCCAGGCAAGCCGTGAGTCGTTAGTGAGGCTCACTTCAGCCATGGATAATCTAGCTACACGAATGGATTTGCTCCATACCGACATGATGGCAAGAGACCGCGAGGTTTTTGCAAGGCTCAGCGATCTGGAGCGGTCAGTTGCTCGACTTGAGGGACATAGTGACCGGAACTAGACTTTTAGCAGTTGAACAGTTCCAATGTTTTTGATTCTGAAGCCAATTCTGTTTCGGTTTCTGCGATCTGAAAGCCTTAAGCGTTTGGTTTGCGACTTGCTCACAGCTTATGCAAAACGCTCAGACAACACTGTTGACGATCAAGTCGTTGCTTTTGTAGAGAAGAACCTATTTCCTGAAAGCAGGATTGAAAAATGAAGGCTGATCCCGCTTGGGTTTTAGTCAGCGGGTTTTTCTTGTTAGGAACTTTGCTCGCTATTGTCATTGGCGGCGGTGGATTCTTCTTCCTCGCTGGTTGGCACGGTGGTTACCGTTCAGGCTTGTCTCAGCACCCGGAATGTCCTAGACCGGCGTTGAGTAAATGAATCGCTTTTTTATGGT